AAGATCCTTTCTACTACTTATGGTGTATACACTGTGATTACGGAACCGGGAGGTCTTCTAGGCAGAAGAAAACTGCCAAATTCGCCACGAAGGTGGCGCCATCGTCTTCTCCAGGAACTGGAGGGTCACGATGAAAGGACCTTTTAATAAAACAACCCAGACGGTGCCTTCTTTCTACAAGAACCAGCGATGGTTCACGCAGGATGTCGGCACTAAAGATAGACCCCCACTCCCATATGACCTAGTCATAGGGAAACATGTGGCGGTTCATCCTAATGTTTCGGGTATGTTGTCTGCCACGTATATTAGCCAGTATAGTACCTGGTATGGCGGCACTGCAACCGGAAGCGGTTACAGTGAACGCATACAAGCGGTACACAACAAAGCATATATGAAATGGATGGACAAGGTGCGTACTCAAGTTCAGATGGGTCAGAATATAGCGGAAGCTAATCAGACCATGCAAATGATCAAGAACGTCCTTGGGCTTATGAGAAAGCCCATTGCCTCCTTCAACAGAGTGCAGAAAGCTACTCTCCAAAAAGGCCGTCCCCTTGTACCTGCGAAGGTCCTCGGGGATGCATGGCTTCAGTTTCACTTTGGTATGGAACCTTTGGTTAAGGATCTGTACGAATTGATGAAATTGATGGAGAATCAACTTCGGAAGAAGATCGTAGTTCACGCCCAAAAGCGCGAATCATGGACTTTCCGAGAAGATAAACTTTCTACTGTGGGAACCCTCACTGAAGAGAGTTGGAAGCTTACTGCCCGAGTCTCAGGAACGGTGGAACCGGACAATCGTAGTCTGATGACTATGAATGATCTGGGGATCACCAATCCTTTTCTCCTCGCCTGGGAGTTATTACCTTACTCCTTTGTCGTCGACTGGTTTATTCCAGTCGGGGCGTACCTAGGACAACTAGACGCTTTAGCGGGCTATAAAGTCACTAACGGCTACAGCACCTGGACATCGACTGGCACTATCAACTTGACGTTGAAGTATCCCCAGATCATGCCCAGTAATCCTGCTAGTGGGAAAGTTAACACCTTCGAACACTACAGGCTTAAGAGACAATTGGGTATCACCATGAAATGGCAGAAGACCTGGTTCAAATGGTCAACTTCCGTAGTTCGGGCTGCTACTTCAATTGGTCTCTTGCTGCAAGGCTTATCTAAGTCACGCGTTGGATACTAACCGCGCGTAAAACCCTAAATCCCGAAAGGACGAATTATGCCCTCAATGGCTAATTTAACGGTGAAAGCCTACAACACAACTTCCGATGTCATTTATGTCGCACAGACACCTTCAGCTGGAGATAAAACTCCTGCTCGTTGGCGTGTTGACGCCTTTGGTACAGTACCGGCCAACCGGCCAGTGTTCACTGTATCATCGTACGCTTCAGCGAATGGTCAAGCTCGTTTGGTCAATGGGAAACTCGTTTACCCAGAGACTTACACGGACTCAACTACCGGTCTGATTAACGTACGGAATAGTGCATCGATCTCCTTCAGTGCCATTATACCGCAGATGTTGAACATGTCTACGATTAATGAAACTGTGGCTCAGTTTGCCAACCTTCTGAAGACCGCCCTCATGCAAGAAGTTATTGCATCGGGCTATGCTCCGAACTGATTGGTTTGAATCCACACACTGAAAGGACACTTCTATGGACCACCATATCCAAGAAATCGCACTGCGTTACTACGAGGCGCTCGATAGTGCTTCTTCGCTGACCTGCGCAATCCTGCTCAGGTCCAAGGAGTACGATCAGTTGGCTCTACGAGCCACAGATCCGTCCGACTATGATCAACATGACAACTATTTCCGGGATGCTTGCGCGAATGACTTTTTGCGCAAACTCGAGGAATTGCCAACTACTATTGATAAGAAAGCGAAAGCTATCGAAACTTGGTGGGAAGCTGAAAAGTCATGTTTCAGAACAAATCGCCTTTTGTCAGACGTGTTAGAGGGAGAAAAACCCTCTACGCAGTTCTTCGATCTTTTCGAGAGCTTGCGCGAAAAAACACATCGGATTTTAGGCCGTTTGCCCGAATCATTCCAATACAGGTTTGGTCCAGGGGCGTCTTACGAACATCGAGGACAAAGGAGCTTGTTACCCGATAAGCTCTCTGCAATACCCACCATGACGAATGACTCATGGGTGTTTCTAAGGGACGTCAAAGAGACCGCTTGGTTCCGCTGTCTCAATGATGCTCCTTTTGAACATCGCACGATGAGTTTCGATCTCCCTGTAGTTCCTGGGAACAGGTTTGTGACCGTTCCAAAGGATGGGAAAACAGATCGAGGCATTGCTATCGAACCTACATTGAATATCTATATTCAATTGGGGTTGGGTGATGCTATACGAAAGTCTTTGAAGCGTTGTGGTCTCCTGCTTGTAGAAAGTCAGGAGATTCACCGAGAGCTGGCCCGCAAGGGCTCGCTTAACGACGCTTTGGCGACGATCGATTTGTCTAGCGCTAGCGATACCGTAGCCTACGGACTTGTCACCCGTATGGTTCCGGACAGCTGGTGTCACCTTCTAGAAGCTAGCCGTAGCCCGATGACGGAACTTCCGGGTGGACGTAACGTCCGCTTGGAAAAGTTCTCATCTATGGGGAACGGCTATACATTTGAGTTGGAGACACTGCTGTTTGCTGCGATGTGCTTTCACGTAGC